TTAAATTGTGATCGCACGGGGGGTGAAATAAGCCTGCATCTGAGCATAGACCTTGGCCAGATCCGTATCGCTGAGGCGACCGCTGAAGAGCGCCGCAGCGTAGATCTTCGTCTGACCCGTGAACGTGGCCGAAGCCGACCCCAGTAGGATGCTCTTCGCCCCCGCGACCTGCGTCACCAGGGAAGGCGTGAACTCGCTCTGATCGTCGCCGGTAAGATAATCGACCGTCTTCTTTCCGGTCGTGCCATCGCGCCGCGCGGCAAATGCGGTCGGACTGCTGAAGGGCACCGCAAGCGATTGCCCGTTCATCACGTTGATCGCAGAGACCCCCGCGTTGTCGAGCACGTTGTTGAAATCCAGGCGGACAAGGTCATCGCCCGCGTTGTTGGTGTTGGCATAAAGCCAGGCCCCGCCATTCGCCGCAGCACCCGCCATGCCGACCAGGAAGCCATTCTGGTCGCTCTCCTGCTCGGCCACCACCAGCCAGGTGAAGGCGTCGGTCAGCAGTAGCCCGGTGTCGATCTAGTTGGTGAGGCTGTCGCAGGTGATGGACTGCTCGCCTTGGACCGGGCTGCCCACTACGGAGGCGGCCGCCTTCCCGGGGGCCAGGTTGCGCGTCAGGTCCGCCCCATCGGCGAAGAAATTCAGGTATTCCAGACCATCGGTGATCACCGGCAGGTAGCCGGTGTATTTGTTGCCGATGATGCCCGGGGAATAGATCGTCGTGCCCATGGTGTGTGCCTTTCAGGGGAATTGCAGATGGGTTGTGAAGAGAGTGCCGGAGAGGAAATACGCCCCGGGGTCGTCCAGGTGCCGAAGGTCGAGCCAGAGGCCAAGGGACGCCGCCTGGGCGTGATTGAGGCCGAGACGCGTGAAATCCAGATACTCGACCCGATCCGTGGCCTGTGCGTAGTCGATCAGCGTTGCCGCATAGCCTGACATCGGGATCACCTGATCGCCGGTTTCGGGTTGGCAATAGATGACCACGCCGGTATCCGTTCCAGCATCCCGCAGTTCTGCGACGATCGTCTCCATGTAGCCCCGGAAGGCGGAGACCGAGATGCTCTGCGGGCTGTCGTTCGCCCCAAGTGCCACATAGGCAAGATCCGGCGCCAGGTCGGCGAGGATGAAGCGCGCCGTCACATCATTGATGATCTTGCGCAGATGCCAGGCCATGGCGCCGGCATTGCCGCACTTCTGGAATTCGACCCCGGGAATGCCGGTGGCCCAGAGCCCGAAGAGCGAGACCGTGCCGGTATTGCCGGTCAGGTCGATCTCGAAGCTGTGCAGGGTGCTGTCGGACAGCCCCGTCACTTCGACCTTGGCCGGGGCGCCGGTGCTGCCGCCTGCGACGGTCACCCAGGCCCCGCCATCGACCCGGTAGCGGAAGGTCCCGGCGGTATCGAGGTAGTAGAAGCGCAGCTCGGTGCCGCGCACCCCGGTGATTGCAAGCGTGGCGGTGGTGCCCGGCGCATCCAGCCGCAGGCCGTCATGCGAATAGGCTCCGCTCTCTTCCTCGCTGTCGATGTCGTGCTTGGTCCAGCCGGTGTACTGGACATCCACGTCGTTCAGAACAGCGCCTGTTGCCAGCAAGCTGATCCAGCCATCCGCCCCCTGGCCGAAGGCCGCGTACAAGAGATTTGCCACGGCCTGGGAAATGAGGAGGCGTTGGGTCCAGCTGTCGCCATAGCCCATAAGACGAACGATTTCCGAGCCGGTACTGCGCAGCCGGGAGATCGCGGCCCGCCAAGCATTGAGCCCGCGCCCGTCCGAAGCGATGGGGGCTTCGGTTTCCGGGATCTCCGGGATCTGGTCCACCGAGGCCAGCTCCATGTAGGTCCCGTCGGCGAACTGCAGGCGGATACCGGAATGGCTGTTGTCATCGGTGGCGCGCATCCCCGGATCATAGAGGTCCACGTAGAAGCCATCGGCCCCGATGTATCGCAGCCCGTCGAAAGTATCGTCCCGCAGGAGAGAGACATCCTGTGTAGCGAGCCCCGCTTCCCCGACAGACCAGGTTTTCCCCGAGATACCCTCGACCGTCATATAGGCCCCGACGAAGCCGGAAGGATCGGCGAAGCTGACACGCCATGAGGTTTCACCTGCCACGGCCTCGATCAATGCTGCGCGTGCGGAAACGGCTTCTGCAAGGTCCGTGTCGGATGCCGCCCCGAGCGTAGCCCGTGCCGCATCCTTGTCGTCCAGATCGCCCAGGTTCGCCGACTTGTCGAGCTTCCCCGTCAACCCTTACTCAGACGGTGCCGATTTCTGGAAGGTGGCCACGCTGCCCGCATCGTGCAGGTAGACGTCGTACAGGATTGCCGTATCGGCGTTCTGCACCTTGAAGAAATCGCCCTCAGAGGTGGCTGCCAGACCGGCAGCGGTATCTGCGTAGGTTTCGGCTTCGGCGAAGGTGATCCCTTCCAGCGTCGTGACGCGGGTCTCAGCCGAGGTAAGGCGATTGCCGATGTCCAGATCGGCCAGAGCGCCGCTGGCCAGAAGCTGATTGACGAAAGCTTCGAAGAGCACTCGGACGGTGCTGCCCTCCCGGTTCCCAAGCAGCTCATCGACAAGCGCCGATGGATCCGCGTTCGTCGTTGTTACGCCGTTGGCCATGAGCGGCAGCTCCTAGATGCTGATCGTGAACGGACCACTCACGGGGCCCGGAACTCCATCTGCATTCTGTGGCTCGATCCAAAGATAATGTGTCCCCTGAACAAGGCAGGCATCGGTTTCGAGGTAGACGGACACGTCGTCGATCGCGCCGTCGAAATCCGTGCTGGCCAAGAACTCGACCGTGTCGTTCCCGGTCACGGCCTGGATCCGGTCGCTCTGATCGCCGTTGGCGGATACCGTCACACCGGGGCGGTCCGATCCGCCGGTAAGGCGCGGCGTGACGCTACCAGCGGTCCGTCCGCTGACCGTGAAATACACCCGATAGAACTTGCCGGAAGTCATGGTCAGCGCCTGGGACAGGCTGTCTGCCGTGCCTGCGGTGTGCTGGGCGAGGCCGCCAACAACTTCCCAGCCCGTGTCTGCGGTCCAGGACGCGGCATTGCCCATGGCGCCGTCCGTGATCAGCTCTTGCCGCGTCGTGTCGCCCAGGGTGATCGAATAGCTCTGCAACGGAGACGTCGCGACCGGGCTGCCGACGGCATCGGTCTCGCGGTCCAGCGTCGAAGACAGCGAGCGGTAGACCTGGAGCTGTTCGGTCGCCTCGTCCGCGCCGGTGGCCACCTGGATCAAGGCGCCGCCGAGCAGCGTCGTGATGTCGATCGAGGCGCTGTCCAGAGCCGCTGGGATCGCCGCCTGGTCCGACCCGACCACGAATTCGATGGTCGTTGTCAGCGGGCCGACCACATCCGTGGGCGAGACCGCTTCGGCCTGCAACTCGACCGTGTCCGCAAGGGCGTAGCCGCTGATCGTGCCGCCGCCGCTGGCGGCCTGGATGGTCAGCGAGGACCACGCCGTCTCGCCCAGCAGCCGGTGATAGACCGTGTAGCGCGCCGTGGCGATGACCCCGCTGCCGGGTTCGATCAGGACGTCGATCAGCGGGCCGGAGGTGGTTCGAACCGAAGTGAAGCGCGGTGCGGATGGCTGCGAGAGGTTTTCGTCGATCTCGGCGCCGACGCGGCCCGACCAGGCAGGCACTTCGTCCTGGGCGAGCAGCTCATCGATGATCGCCGCCTCGTCCACCATGTGCAGGATCGAATGACCATCCTGCGTCGCCTCGACGCCGCGCACGATCAGCGCCAGGCTTTCGGTGCCCGCATTCCCGAAAAGCACCTGGTCGCCTGCCTCCGGCATGTCTCCGGTCCCGGTAGCGGTCAGGACGCGGGTGTTGCCGGAGACCGTCGAAACAGTCCGAACGACCGAGGACCCGATGGTGTCCTCCGCGTCCTCGAAGACGCGGAAGCGAACGGCATAGGACTGCCCTGCTTCCATGGTCACGAGATCGTCCAGCTCGATCAGCTTGCCCATGACCGACTTGACCTTGGCGCCGCGCTGGACGCTGTCCAGGACATCGTGGCTCGCCATGACCTTGTCGCCCCGGGTCGCAACCCGGATGGGCCCCTTCTGCGTCACCTGGTAGGTGTCGGGGCGGTAAAGGGTCTCGTACATGCGGCGGCGTGCCTCGATCCAGATCTCGTCCGGGTCGGTCTTGCCCGGCAGTTCCAGGCCCTCGGTCAGGGTGATTTCGCCGTCGTAGCCCGGCCAGCGCACCACGCGCTCCGCATCCTTGTAGTCGTTCGTGGCGTCCTTGAACTTCACGCGGAAGGCATGGGGCGGCTCGAAGTAGGTCCGCTTCGATTTGAAGCCCCAGGAGTTGCGCGGGCTGATGTGGTCGACGACCAGTTCCTGCGCCCGGTCGATGGCGACGCCCCATTTCACGCCATCATGGCGCGGCGTCGCCCGGCCGGCAGCGGTGATCTCGGTCAGGACATCGCGCAGGCTGGTGGTCGTCTCCTGCAGGACACGGTCGTATTTCAGGCCGTTTTCGCGGCAGAAGTCATGCCAGTCCTCGATCTGGTCCAGGTCGATCCCGCTGTCGACCACGGCCTTCGGATTGGCCGGGCTCTGCAGGACGTAGCGATAAAGCGATGCGGGGTTCGAGGTCGCCCTCTCAATCCAGGTGCCGGTGTCGGCGTCATAATCGGGGCAGATCCGGCTTGCGAGGACCGAGACGTTGTCGAGCGCGCCGGAGAGCTGATAGGTCGCCTTGATGCGGGTCGCGATCAGCGCCAGCGGGAGGCTGTAGTTCAGAGGATATTCGGGCCGTAGCGTCTGCAGGGCGGCCCAGCTGCAGCGGCGCTGGATCTGCGTGTCCGTGGTCTCGTCGGTCAGCATCGTGACGCGGACTTGCCAGCGGCCCCGGCTCGGGAAGGTCCAGGTGTACTGGCGATAGAAGCTCTCCAGCTTCTTGGCCCGGATCTCCAGCGTCTCGACCTCCTGCCATTCCTCGGCCTCGACCAGGCGATGCTCGATCAGCACCGAAACGCTCTCGGTGTGGCTCTTGCCGCTGTCGTCATAGCGGATCAACCCGGAGGGGAAGGCGAAGATGATGGAGGCGCCAGAGGCATCCGCGCCGGTCGCGCGCACTACGGGCGAGGCTTCCGAGGGGTCGTCATCGATGACCTCACCCAGTTCGTCGCGGGGCAGCGGGCGGACCAGCTCGACGGAGACGCTTTCCTCGGCCACTTGGGAGGTGAAGATCGACAGCGGCAGGTCGGTATCGAGGCCGTCGCGGGTTTCGATGTCCACGTAGTCGAATTCCGAGATCGAGGTCTCGCCGATCTGGATGTCCGAGAGGGACAGCTGCCCCTCGCCGGGCAGGAAGGCTGCCCGGATGTACTGGAAATCTCCGACGATCTCGGAATGGCCGCGCAGGGCGTAGGGCGGCGCGAAACGGATCGTCCCCAGCACCACGGGCACGGCGCCGTTGGGGTCGAGCGTGTTCTTGAAGCCGGAGATCGAGTAGCGGTTTTCGGCATCGCGGCTGTCCGCCGTGACCGGCGGGATCAACGCATTGATCAGCAGATTGCCCAGGGCGGTAACGGCCAACGCCGTGCCCGCATAGGCAGCCGAATAGGCGAAGGTCCCCGCAGTGAGGCCCAGATAGGTCCCGGCGACCCAGGCGGCCGCCGCGACGGCGGCGATCGCGACCACGACGGTCAGCACCGAGCGCAGGCCATCCCCTTCTGCGATCACGCGGATCACCACCCGGACCCCGGGGCGCGGCCGCACCTGATGCCAGAATGCGGGCAGGATCACTTCCGAGCCGTGCGCGCTCACTAGGGCGATCCGGCAGGCCTTCAGCTCGTCGGGCGTGGCGCCCGGCAGCGCGACGCGCAGCATTTCGGCCAGGGTCAGGCCTTCGGGCACCTCGATCTCGATGCGGCGATGGCCCGGGTCGAGGTGGGGAACGGCCAGCAGCGGCACCTTGCGACCCGTCATCTCCGGGCCTCCGACAGGATGGTAACAGGCCGTTCAACATGCCTGTAATGCCCCGTCAAACGGTGCTTCCAGGCCCCTCCGGTGTAATCGGCCAGCTTGGCGCAATCCTCGCCGTCCATGTGGATCATCAGCCCATGGCGCACCACGATCCCGACATGAGAGGCCAGCCGTCCCCGGCGAAACACCACGATGTCGAAGGCAATGGCGGGCCCCTCGACCGGCAGCCACAAGGGAGAAGAGGTCGCGCCGCTCACCAGGGCCGCGATCTCGCCGCGCTCCTCGGCCGAGCTGTAGCCCAGATACTCGGGCAGCCGGATCCCCAGCTCCTCCTGGTAGATGATGCAGGCCAGCCCCCAGCAGTCGGCGCCCGAACGCGAGCGCCCGAATTCGCCCCAGGGGAGGCCGATATAGCCATTGCTCCAGCTCATAGGTGCAGTCCGGGAAAGCGGTCGCGGGTCATGCGGCCGGATGGGAAGGGTTCCGCTTCGATTTCCTCCCGGCTGATGGCGAGGGTGATCGATCCGGCATCGATGTCGGCAGAGAGGATCTGCAGGCCGAGATATTCGGCCTCGATCACGTCGGGGGTTTCGGCCAGCACGACCGCCATGTTGACCGTGGCCAGGGAGGTGAAGCTCCGCACGACCTTCACCATGGCGCTGTCGAGGTTCTCCAGGACGAGCGAGGCCGAGGTCGGAGTGTCCTCCATGTCGGAGGGCAGAAGCGCCGAGGCGATGGTCCAGAGCCAGGGCTCAGTTGCGGTATTGGCGCCGCGCCAGCTGGAGCGGGTGCCATAGACCAGCGGATCCGAGGTGATCCGTTCGGTCGGGTCGGTCGACAGGCGGACCGTTTCGGTCAGGCTTTCGTGGGTGATCTCGAACAGGGCCACATAGACCTCTCCCGAGATGTCGGCATCCTGAGCGGCCCGGGCATTCAGGCTCACACGTCTCATGGCATCACCACCACGCTGAAGGTCTTGCGGAACTCGGTGCCCTGGATCGTCTCCTTCGGCACGTCATCGCCCCAGGCGCAGAGCCAGATCTTCGACATCAGCAGCGGCTGACCGTCGCCGGTCAGCAGGGGCACGCCATCCGAGGTCAGCAGCGCCCAGCCGTCGGTCGTCGGATCGGGCATATGGAACAGCGCGGTGCCGTAACCGCAGTCCTCCTCGAAGAATAGATCGAAGATGGCCTTCTGGTTGCGGTCGAGAATGACCGACAGGCTGACCAGCTTGGCCACGCTGGAAAAGCGACGGCTGTAACCCGGCGGACCAGCATCATTCTGGCGCTTGCGCCGGGCGTCCTGATGGGTGGCGCTCCAGGTGTTGCGCTCGGGCCGGGGCAGTTCGGTGGGCCAGTCCAGGATCATCCGCGGTTCCTCATGCGGGGGCGCATCGAGAACTCGGACTGCATGGTCTTGCGCAGCGGATTGCCGCGCTGACTGACCGCATTCGCAACCTGCTGGCCGATGGTCATGGTGATCTGGGGCTGGCCTTCGGCATCGGTGCCATGCTCGGTCACGACCTCCTGGCCCGAGTAGTTGTTAACGGTGACCGAGGTGGCTGCCGAGCCACTGCCGCCCGCGCCACCGGTGGCCGCCCCTGTCGTCCCCGACGCCGGAAGCGCCGAGACATAGCCCCCGGTGCGGAAGCCGCGCAGGCTGCCACGCCGCAGCGCTTCCAGGTTCTTCGGGCCGATCCGCGCGGTGGCGGCAGCATCGAAGACGAATTCCTGCTCATGCACGACACCGGCGACACGGCTTGGATCGCTGCCGCCGGTCTCCCCACCGCCGCTGAAGCCGGGAAGGCCCAGGGCGCTGCCCGCGAAACTCGCCAGCGACTGGACCAGCCCACCGGCCCCGACGGAGCTCGTCCCGCCCGTGAAGGCGGACGCGAGCGCATCGCCCAGCGAGCCGAAGCCCTGGCCGAGCGTGCCCAGCTCTGCCTGCGCGGTGCCGGTCGTGGCCCCGAACTTTGCCAGGGCGCTTTCGGCAGCGTTCATGCGGGAGGCGAAACCGGCCGAGGCCTCGGGCGTGGCGCTCGACCAACCGGCCGGACGCTCGAAGCCCAGAAACGCATTGGTAGCCGAGGCGACATCGGGCGCGGCGCGCAGCTTCTGCAGGACGCCGTTCTCGCTGCCGAGCAGTTCCTTCCAGACGTAGTCGAGCTGACCCTGCACATTGCCAAGCTGGCCGACCCCGCCGAGCGAAGTCAGCAGCCCCGCGCCACGGGAGCCATGGTGCTGGAAGAGGCCGAAGGACGTGCCGCCGTCGCCGATGGCGGAGGCATCGAAACCGCTCTCGGCCGAGATGTTCCCCAGGATGCCCGCGATCTGGTGCGGCTTCAGGCCCTTGGCGGCGAAGTAGTTCCAGGCCTGCTGCGCGACGTCTCCGCCGGCCGTGTCGCTGTTGGCCGCAAAACCGGCAACTGCCGGTGCTGCCCCGAGCCCGCCGGTCACGGATCCGTTGATCACCACGGTGCCAGCGGAGACCTGCATCATCTGTGCCCCGATGGTGCCGGAGGAGAGCCCCGGGATTGCCGTGGTCTTGCCCCCGGTGAAGGTGTTCCAGATCCCAAGCAAACCACCCATTTCGGGCAGCGTGGCATAGTCGGTACCGAAGAGGGCATTCTTGGCCGGGTTCTTGATGGCGATCTCGGAGAAGGTCGACAGGATGTCCTCGGAGAGGCTGTCGAGGGCGCCGCCCACATCCCCTTTCAAGAGGCTATCAATGACCCCATCAACGGCGTCCTCTCCGGCCGAGCGCAGGTCGTTGAAGGCCTCGATCTGCTTTTGCAGCTCGCGGGTCTGATCGGCATAGGCCTCCGATTGCGCCCGGATCTGATTGGCGGCGTCGCTGTTGCGATCAAGGCGCAGCTCGGTGATCTTCTGCTCGGCTTCCGCAAGCGCGAGCGCCCGCTGTCGAACTGCCTCGGATTGACCGATCAGGGCGGCTTCGACCCGCAGCATCTGCAGCTTCTCGGACTGGCCGCGCAGGTAGTCCTGGAAGGCCGCCGCCTGATCGGCGGCACGGTTGGCCTGGGCAGCGCTGGCATAGGCTTCGCGCAAGCTAAGGATCACCCCTTCCAGGCGCGCCTTTTCCTCGCCCTCGGCCTGGGCCGCTGCGGCCACCAACGGGCGCAGGGTCAGCTCTTCCTGGAGCAGGCGGTTGGCGTCCTCGGCGGTGATTGCGCCGCTGGCAATCTGGACGGTCAGCTTGGCGCGCAGCTCGGTTTCGGCGCGCATGTCGGCGGCCTGCGTCTGACCGGCAGCGATGGCGCTCTCGATTTCCCGGGTGCGCGCGGCCTCGGCCCGGCGGGTCCGCTCGGCTTCTGTCAGCTCCTGGTCGGCCAGCTCCAGCCGGGTCCGCCGCGCTTCCAGGTCGGCACGCACCAGGGGATTGCGCTCGTTCTGCAGCTGGATCTCGATACGGGCCAACTCGGCTTCGCGCTCGCGCTTGGTGTTGAGCCCATCGAGAGCCGTCGAGGTCGCCTCGATCGCGCGGGCAATGCTCTCGCGCTGCGTGGCATCGAGCCCAGGGGCATTCTGCCCTTGGCGAAGCGCCTCCAGGCGGTTCCTCAGCTCTTCCTGACGGCGTGCTGTCGCGTTGGCATCGCTGTCCTGGGCGATGCCATAGGCCGCAGCGCCTTTCTGCTCCTCGGCGCGTTTCTTCTGGGCGTCCTCCAGCAGACGGCGCTGTTCCAGAAGTGCATCGAGCCGCGCGCGGGCCCCAGCAACGTCAGGCGTCCGTACCCGGAAGCCCTCTGCCTTGCGCCGCGCATTGTTCTCCTGGATTGCAAGATCCTTCTCGGCCTGCTGGATCTGTTCGTCGAGCGACGGCCCATCGATGGCACGATCTATGGTCTTGCCGACCCAGTTGAAGGCGTTGCTGGCCCCGGTGGCGACAGCCTCCCACGCGCGTCCGAAGGCCGTCGTCGCATCTGCGGCATGAACCAGTCGGGCCGGTAGGGCATCAAGCAGCACGGCCTGCGCCTCGGAGAGGCGGTTCTGCGCGGCGAGGGTTTGCGCAAGGCGTGCCGTTGCGCCGTCGATCAGGCCATAGCGGTTATACAGCTCATCCGCTGCTTGGGCCGGATCCGAGAACATCTCGGCCAGGGCCTGACCGGCGGCATCGCTCTCGATCCCGAGAGTCGTGGCGAAGTCCTTCGACAGGCCGATCAGCGCCTCAAAATTCTCCGAACCGATCTTGCCGGTGCGCAGGAACTGCGCCTGCATCATGCGGGCGGCAGACACCGAGATCCCGGCGGCGGCGGCCCCGGCTTGGGCGGCGGCCGTCATCTCGGATGCAGTTCCCGCCACAGCCAGGCCAATGCCCCGGCTAGCCGTCTTGACCTCCTTCGTGGATCGCAGATAGCTGGTGTACGCCGCACCCAGAGCAACAACTGCCACGGCCCCCACACCGAGGCTGACATTCAAGGGCGTGAGGACAGAGGTCAGCGCCTTGAAGGTCTTGCCGACGCCGCCGTAGATCTGCGTGATCTGCGGCCCCTGCTGCAGGAGGACCTGCTGGGGCGGCATCCCCAGAAGAAGGGACTGGAAGACGTCGTTCTGTTGATTTCCACCCAGAACTGACCCGGGAGCGCGCGTAATTTCCATTGAGAATTGACCCAT